AATTGTAGTTGTTCTAGGACTATCATTATTGAATCCCATAATACCAGGAGTAATTAATATAGATTCTGCTGTAGTAGTTCTTACTTCAGCAATAACACCACTACCAGGAGAAGGATCTGCTCCTTCACTTCTAGTTTGATCGGCATCTCTGGAAGTATCATCGGTGTATACTCTGACCCATGCCGCTGCGTCAGTTTCAATCTTAAATAATGAATACGCTTTATACCCTGTAATATTTAGTTCTGCGGTTGCGTCATCAGCGAGTGATGATGTAGTACCTGTAAGATCTTGAATCTGTGGTACACTAGAGCCTCCTGTAGCAGTAAGAACACCATTACCATCAATAGATAACCCAGAACCAATTTTAATGCCACCCAGAGTTCCTGATGATGCAATTGGTAGTGAATATCCACCGGGAGCAGCAGTGATATTACCATTAGCATCTAGTGTGATTGTAGTACCATCAGGAATTACACCACCAAGTGTAGATGTTGTAGCAGCAGGTAATGTATATGCAGATGGAATAGATGGTTTGTTTAGGATTTGTGCTAATCCAGTAGTAGCATTCCAATCTGAGTTAACTGGATTAGTACTATTAATTGTAACTCTTTTATTAGAACCATCCCAACTAATATCAGTTCCGTTGCTTCCTGTAAATTCAATAGTATCATCATTATTTGAAGCATCACGCAATGTAAGAATTGCATTGTTACTAGTTGTGTTTGAACCAAGTAAATCGTATGTAGTGCCTCCACCACCACCGCCACCACCAGTTACTACAGCGTCAATACTGTTATTGCTGTCATTATATGTAAAATTAATGCCTGTATGAGTTCCATTAGCGAATAGTTGAGCCGTGGCATCTTGTGAATCTTCACCTGTAAAAGATCCTCCTCCACCACCAGAAGGTGCTCTAAATGTGAGAGTATTGTCATCGGTATATTCTACCGTAAGACCATCTGCACCAGCAAACGTAATCTCATCAGTAGTTCCAGCATTATCAGTTAATACTAATTTTGAATTTGCATTTCCACTAGTACTCCCTGCAGAAATTGTATATGTAGAGTTTGCAATGTTCGCAGTCAAATCAAATTGAATCTCATCACCAGAATCACTAATTGCTAGTCCATTTCCTGCAACTAAAACAATTTGATCTGTAGTGCCGCCAGAATCTTCAAGTCTAATTATTTTTCTTGCATTATTCTCTGACGAAGTCCCTGCAGTGTAATCAAGAGCATTAATATTATAAGTAAGTTGACTATTACCTAAAAGTGTTGCAAAATCTGAAGACGTGGTACTATTTGTAGTTACCAATCTTTGACTGGTCCAACTTACTCCATTGGAGTAATACATTACTCCAGTATCATCTGCATATGCAAATTTACTTTTTGAATTTGATACTATTGGGAATGACGATACATCAGTATACAAAATTGATGAACCAGAACCAACTCCACCAGCGACAGTAATTGTTTTAGTTGATCCATTTCCTGATGCAACTACACCATCACCAACAAAATTTAGTGAAGTTGCATTTGTAGGTAATGAAACACCTTCATCTCGAATATCGATTCCAGAAATACCTCCACCTCCACCTCCAGAGGTTCCACCAGCAGGGTTAGAATCTACCCAGACATTGGAGTAATAAACCTTCAACCTACCAGCATCACTCTCCCACCATAGATCACCTGAGTTGGGACTTGATGGTGGATTATCAGAAATTGTTACATTAGCACCAGATGCTTGTCCAGTAATGGTTACATTACCAGTTGAACCACTCAATGATATATTGTCGCCAGCAGTTAGAGAAGTAACAACACCAGAAACGGATATGGTTGCATTATCAGCTGAACCACTCAATGATATATTGTCGCCAGCAGTTAAAGAAGTAACAACACCAGAAAGGGTTGTTCCATCTCCAAGAAGATTATACAACTCATCAAAGTTGCTATTGATTTTAGTTGCTCCTGAGAGCAAACTATCCCCAGTACCATCATTAGGAGTTGTTCCTGTAGATATTCCTAGTCTAGACATTTTTCTTTGATTACCTTTTTATATTTAGATGTAATTGACAAATTTCAATGGATTAGTTCTTTGAACGAGACCAGCTGACGAAATACCAACATAACCATTATTATTATAAGAATTAAACTCCCTACTTGATATTCTAGGTTCAAAATTAATTTTACCCCAGCTAAACTTACCAAAACTAAAGGAAGATGAAATACCACCAGTGAACACTTCAACCTCCTGCGTATCATATGTAAAGAGTGTTGAATCAAATGTTAGGAAAGTGGATGAGAATGAAGCTGTACTTAGACCAGAGATGTTGCAGAATACTCTCCTCACTACTGTGTTACCAATACCAATGACATTAGTTGTTAATGTTTGAGCATCTTTGACACACCAGATACCATCAATGTTAATGGTTGTAATGCCAACAATTGTTGTGTTATCATTAGACATTGAAACAAATGTATCATCTCCAATGTTACTATTGTATATGGTGAAGAAGTCACCAGTTGAGATTCCACTGACTGTGATAGCCGTACCAACATATTTTGTATCTCTCAAGAATGATTGTGAATCGATGAAAAAGTCAAAAATCACTCTAGTATCATTACCAACAGTTGTGGTACCAAAACCAACAAGGGTTCCATAATCACCCTCATAAGAAGAAACATTTATCTTCTCTTGAATGAGTTTTGGTTGTTCAAAGAGAACAACTGGAACATCAGAGTATCCACTACCACCATCGGTAATAGTAACTGATGTTACTTGACCACCTGAAATGGCAGCCGTTGCTGTCGATTCAGAAACACCACTATAAGAACCAATAGTCACCGAAGGTGCTACAGTATAACCAACACCAGAGTTAGTTATTGAAATACTGGTAATTATACCAGATGTAGATACAATAGCTGTTCCAGAAGCCCCCACAATATTATCTTGTGAAGTGAGTGTAATTTCTCTCTGGAAACTTCTAATTTGACTTTCATTATTTGAATCAAACAGAGGTCTGACATTATCAACATAGGCTTCTGTAGAACCTAAACCAACTGGTTGAATTAAGTAAGAAGTTGGTTGAACAAATGGTTCATACTTAACCCTATTCTTACCAATAGGTTGACCATTAATAATCTTGTCCGAAGTCTGTTTACACCATGTTACTGGTCTAAGAACACTTCTATCACTAGTAATACCAGGATTTAGATAGGTGACCGTCTGAACAGAATCTAGAGTATTGATACCAGTTACTGTTCTTGGTTCCTGGTCAAAGATGATTGTTTGATCAGGTGGGAAATTGTTAATATCAAGAGTGTCACCTACTTTCACCGTCTCAAGTACATTAGTAAAGATAACATCAACGTCTCCACTACCTTTATAGAACAAAACTTTAGAAGTATCACCAACCTTGGGTGATTCTGCAAACTTAATAGTTGATCCACCGTTAAAGATATAAGATTTACCGGGTTCCTGAAGAATATCATTGAGGAAAATCAAAAGTGTCTGGTCAACTTCAATGTTTGAACCTTTAGCCGATTGAATGGAAACAGGTTCTCCATCAATAAGAAGTCTAAAGTCCTTATCTGAGCCGTTAAATAGGTTATCAAACTTATCAAGAACTTGAAGTTGTCCAATAGATATTCCATTAAACTTATCAGTAAAGACCTCATCGATAGTAATTTGGAATTCTTCAAATGCAAGTGATGGATCTGTGGGGATACCTGTAGGTCCACCAACTGGTACAGTAAGAACTTCACCCTCGCCATAACCATATCCACCATATCTAAATTCAAAGTCAATAACACTAGACCCTTGACCAACAACAATATTAACTGTTGCACTATTTCCAGCTCCAGCATTACCACTGTACTCTACAGGAATATTGGAGTACGAAAGTGGTTCGTCAAACACTACAGATGGTGGGTTAGTAGAAGTGTAACCACTACCAGGATTTGTAATATTAACACTAACAATATTGCCACCACTAATAGCTGCTGTTCCGATAAACTGAAGATTTGGTTCTCCGTCAGTTTGAACACCAACATTAACTACCGTTTGGATACCAGCTCTGTAACCAGAACCACTATTGGCGATACTAACGTTAGTGATTGAACCAGTTGCAGAAACTGTAACTGTTCCACCAGCTGATACGAGAGGTTGATAACCAAATCCAGATTCAGACCCAACAGAGATGATTAATCCACCAATAGGGACATCACCAGAGTTTGGATCATAACCATTTGTTGCGGCAATACCTACACCAGTGAATGAAATAGAGGTAACACCTACACTCTCTTCCATTTGATACGTTCCATCACCAACTTGTGATCCTTTTGGAACCTGGAAGATATTATTCAGAAGGATAATACCGTTATCAGTAGAATATCCAGTAGTATTGTTACCATTATTTTGAAGAGTGAATACTGTACCAATACCATTAAACTTATTTGAGATATCATCAAAGACATAGTTATTTGAGTAGGTATCTTCAGTTCTACCAGCACCAGATCTTCTCATGAAAGTTCTGCCCTGGAAACTAGAGCTAGTAGTGATACCAGTCCAATCTCTAGAGTCTGGATCAGCTGTAGCCGTTGTACTCAGTGGTGTTTTACCATATGGAGATGAAGAGAAGTTGACAGTACTACCAGTGATATTGTAACTACCAGTGATCTTGGTAATTGTTGCTCCCGTTGTGTGAAGACCAATTCCAGTACCGAGTTGTGCTCTTCTAACACCAAATCTAGTTGAACCAGCAATACCAACAGCATCTGCAATCATATATTCGTCATCGACTCTAACAATATCACCACTTGCAAACGATGTGATACCAGTAACATCGAAGATCGTATCAAAGATTATATCCTGATTCAAATCCGTTGTAATAGATGTCTCTGTAATAGGTGATTGAATCATGTTGTCAACAGCAATCAAAGCTTTAGCATTTTGATTGGTAGATGTAAAGACATGTGAATTCCCAATACCAACTCCAGTAATATCAAAAGATGTTGGTGTTAATGACAGTGCATTTTCTGCAGTAGCAGCGAACCTTACTCTACCCTCATCAACCTTTATAACATATAGTGTTTCAGGTAACTTATCAGTAGTTACACCAGAGATTGAGGTAGGTGCGATACTAATTGCTTGAGATGTACCAGATCCAACATGGGAATATTGAAGCTTTTCACCAGTAACAAAGAAATGGTTTGGAATAGTAACTGTGTCAGCTGTAGTACTAACAGTACTAGTATCACTACCATCAATTACTCTTCTGAAGATCTCAAGTCCTTTATGTTTGAGACCAAATTGAGATTTAAGATCAAGTTTAGTTCCACGATAACTACCAGCACCTGTTGTAATCTCAAGGTTGTTCATCTTAAGTTCGGTATCATTAATGAGACCGGGGTAGAGCATCAAATCAATACCAAAGGTTCTGACTTTAACATCTATACCTGGATTCGGGGTGAATGTGATGTTCTTAGTTGTTGATGTTGATGTTACACCAACCTGTCCAAGAGTACCAGAAGTCCTAGTGTAAGCCCAATCGGTGAGAACCTCATTCCATGTCGAGTTACACATACCCAACTCAAACATCTCAAGGTCATTATTTGTAGTGTCTTCTACAACTACAATACTATAGTTTGCTGAGTATGGATCATTGTAAGAGGAGATTACGACTGGTAATGGTGATCCAGAAGATGCGATAGAAGTATAAGAAGATTTTATTCTACCAGTTCTCAATGTATGATCACCGGTACTCGTACCAACTCCAGAGAACACTGTCATCTGAGACTGATGTTCAATGCTGCCAGAAGAACTTGGATGATAATCAATCTTGACAAGACCACCGTCAATATAAGAACTATATGTTCCAAAACCAATGTTCAAGTTGTTAAAACTAGTCTGTATATCACCATACTCAACCATTGATACAGTAGTACCATCATGGACAATATTAATATCTGATGAATGATATTGACCAGAATGAATTCCAGATGTACCCTTTGCCAAAACACAAAGTTTAGCTGCTTTGTTAGATGTTGGGAAGGAAGCGATTGTTGTGGTAGATCCAAAATTAATATTTACTTGATCACTCTCTATACTTAAAACATCACCAAGAGAAGTAGATCCCACACCAGCCACACCATCGAGGAGACTGATAGCCACTGTTGCAGTTTGATATGCGTTATATTGGAATTTAATTGGATTAAATGTCAGACTCCAACCAGTACCAGATTGAATATAACCATAGAAACCAAGTGGTGGATAAGTTGAAATTGTACCATATTCATTAGAGTAACCAATAATACCATTATGAAGCATATTGACAACAGAGAATTGTCTCTCATTTGTAAATACGTCATCCTTAACAAAAGTAAAAATCTTATTCAGAATGTAGTTTGATTCAAAATCATCAACCTTAGAAAATTTCTCAGCTCTTTCATTGCTATTGAACTGATCACTAACATCATCGATTGAAAGAACTCTGTTACCGACTGACTGGAAGTAATCTGTAAGGAGTCTATTCTCAAAGAAAATTTCATTAGATGCAAGAACACCATTAATATGCTGTGTTCCTTCTGATACAAAATCAAAGTTATAATAACAATTCAGATCACCTTCTCCGATGATATCAATAACAACCTCAACATTTGCATCTTCTGATTGAATGATACCTTTACCTGGATTAGTTTCTTTACTTACTAATTGATAATCAGCAAACTTAGCAAAACCGGCAGTATGACCTAGGTTACTTACTGGATCATTCCACTGATCATACGGAACTTTACTTGATAGTGAATATGAGAAGTTCTGATAGTATTCGTTATTAGGAATAACCTGTAGATTATCATTTAAGAAACCAACGTTATCTTGCCAACCATGAATAATAGTAGCACCGACACCCGTTGTAATTTCTGCATTAAACTCATACTTCCTCATAACAACGGATTGAGTATTAGAACTCTCACCTCTTATAATCGTACCCACTTTAAAGTCCTTAGGGGTATCTACTTTCAATTGATCGAGACTTGATGTCCAAGATTCAACGATACCGGTGTTTTCTCCATTGACTACTTTTTCACCATCGAAGTAGTCATTAGTGGTCAGTTTAGCAGTAAAGGTTGGGAAATCATTTTCAGCAACAACCTGACCAAGTGTGGTCAGTGGTTCTACTTTTCCTGGAAACTCACCATCTTTAAGATGATCTTTGAGACTATACTCAATGTAAGCTCCAGTTCCCCCATACTGTGGAAATATCGTAGTTACTGGGAACAAAGTATATTCATATACCGAAGAGTTATATCCCTTTGATGCAGTATTGAGACCAACACTTATATTCTCAATAAGGATGTTACTACCAACATCAAATGGAAAGTCTCTTTCATCCTGGAATGATTGATTGAGAAGAAGTCTTACAATCTTAGTTGTTGAATCAAATATGATTGATGAGATACCAACACCATTTGTGTTCAGTGTTGGGATAATTCTTGGCATAACATCATACATTCCTGTAGTGTTATTCAAAATCTTAACTGTTGTGTCACCGATCTGATATCTCAGATCTACCTCAGGAATAACTTTATTAGTGTATCCGTCAATAACTACTAGTTTTGCTGGGTGAAGGTAGTTTCTACCAAACGAAGTGATACCAATAGATTCAAAGGATGTTAGCGACTCCATTTCCAAAATTTCTGGAAGATTAGCCACAGGTCTTAATGTTTCGTCAGTTGGATAATCAAAACCAATATTGTCAGAATCAAAACGATGATTCAGAATCTTACCAATATCTTTAGTTTGAGCATCTAAAATTGCATTAGTTCCAATACCACTATTAACTCCTTTGACATAAGGAAGTTTTGTATATCCACTACCATTACTGATCATCTCAATATTAGAGATTGATCCGAAGACTGATTTGGAATCAGTATCATACGTGGGGATTGAATTTTTACTATTGTATAACAGAGACTCTGGAACAGAATCTAATTCATATGTGAATGAAGTTCCACTAGCACCAGTTAGTCTTTGGATACCATCATATCCACTCTTCTCAATATTGATTTGATTATATGGCGAAACCTCAGTATCAAGGATAAGACCCCTCTGATCAATACTAATAATGTCGATATTGATTGCATCAAACTTATAATAAAGTCTGAAAGGTACATCGTCAGTAATTTCAATGGTCAGGTTAGCATCAGATGTGATACCAACTGACCCACTACGAGACACTTCAAATTTATTATCTGTCTTAGTTCCAGTAGTGACAAACTCTTTATTGAACTCTTGATCAAGATATACAAACATCTTGAATGCTGGATACTTCACACCATTCGAAAGGAATGAGAGTGAAGGATCCGAAAGATCAAACTTAAGATTATTATTTTTTCTAGTCTTAGTAAGGGGGTTTATCTTGGAGATAGTGCCGCCAAGACCTGTACTTGTAATACCTACAAAGATTGGTTCCTCTTCATTGATCTGGTACTTATCTTCTACCAGTCTGATTTCATCTCTACTATAAGGAATCACATAGTACATCTTCTCGTTCACCAAACCCCCTGCAGGAGATGAAGATTGGTGAACTACTTTATCACCAAGAGAGAACTCATGGTTAGAGATATACAATGTATTGAGTGTAGTGTCAACATTTTCAGAAGTAAAACCAATAGGATTGAATACAATTCTTCTATTGAATTGATTAAATCTTACATCAATTGTTTGGATATCAGTTGGTTTGATATTGACTCTTACATTATTATTTGGTCTCAGTCCATGTGTAGTTGCAGTTGAAACAGTAACAATGTTGCGACTTACCTGAGTTCTTAGAATATCAGATCTTACCGTCTTGAAACTATGATGATCACCTGTTCCTGTATCTCTGAAAAATAAGAGACCGGTTGTAGTTCCGATACCAACATAGGTACCAGTGGTTGTCATACCAACTTTGTGCGACGAGATACCGATGAAATTATTAGTTAATGGAGCTACATATAGTTCACTATAATCGGTAAGGTTGGCATCAGAGATACCATTATAAACACCGATTGATGTTCCACCATTCAATGAATAGACAACCTTGTCATTCAGTTTCAGACCATGATTTTTGTAGTAGATTGACTGAGGTTCAATGAATAGGGTAGTTGCCCCTATACCTGGGTTTCTGAACGTTACAGGGGTTCCTACACCGTTGCCAGTGGTCGTTCCGATACCGACTGCCTCTGGAGGATCAAAGTACAATTCTTCATTTACTCTAAATGACTTATCTGTCGTTAGAGTGCCAACATTGATAGTGAACTTTCTTGGATCACCAATCAGAACTTGACCTGTTGAATAGGCAAGACCTACTGTCGATTCCTGTTCCCTGAGGACACGAATTCTCTGACTTTCTTCTTCAATATTGAGAACTTTGACTTTTTCTGTTCCAATACCCAGAATGTCATTTGGTCTAATAAATGGAAACTTTAAAGCCCCACCAACATATAAGTATGTGGCAATACCAGTTGCAGATGCTGTCCCAATGCCAAGAATGGTAACAAAAGTTTCTGATCTTACTCCAACATTATATGGTCCATCAAAACCTTTGTAGTAGTTGGAGAGACCACTGACATTGACTAATTCTTGGTCCTGATAGTTGTGTGGTTGTGAGCTGAAACCAATAAACTGTTGGAGACCAAAGTATTTGATAAACTCAACATTTGGAGTTAGAGTAGTAGCGATACTTACAGTGTTTATTTCTTTACCATTAACATAACTGACTCTTGCCTGAGCACCTTTACCATCTGATTGTTTATTATCAAAGATAACTCTTTCACCAACCTGATAGTTTCTGCCACCAGTAAAGATACCAACTCCACTGATAGATCCAGGATTAGTACCCGTTACTTCTATGGTTTGTCTTTTAATTTTGTTAGAATTAAAGATGTAATCATATCCACTATAGAGGTTATTAGTATTATATGACCTTGTATTTCTGAACCACTCATTTTTTTGAATGTCATAGTCTGTTTGGTTTGATTCTACACTATAGTTAAACTCAATTCTCTTGGAATGAAATGTATCTCCAATAATATATGGGAACTGTGGTTTTTTATAGTTCCTAAATGGACCTTGAGCCTCAACATTTGGTTCTAACGTCGTAAAGTACGCATAGACCCCTTCAGGATAGTCTGGAGTGACACAGAACCTACCATTATGAACATCTAGGTCACCAACACCAGTAAACTGAAAATCTTCAATAAAGAATCCTTGTGGGTATATACTGGGAGAAGGTCTATTGGTAAGGTTGACATTCAACTCATAACCACTTCTCATCTGTTTGATTACACCACCCTCAGGAGTGGAATACCCATAAGGACCATAGATTGGAGTTCCATCATATGCCCAACCAATAATTGGTGAGTGATGACTGTTAGATATCTCAATACCATTAGATTTCTCTAAGTCGGCAATACCATAGAATGAATCACCATTGTTCTTTAGAACATAAGTTGACTCTCTAAGTTCTCTCGGTGTGTATAGGTGACAGTATTCTGTTTTATCACCAGCAAGATTCTCATCAACAAATCCGTCGTCATTATTGACAAACTCATTGTTTCTTTCAAAAAGGTTAATACTCCACTCATTGATCTTTGATTCTACGTCGCATCCTTTACCAGGATTGGCAATTGCAATAGAAGTTTGACCATCGACATAACCAATACCAGGGTTTATGATATTTACATCTACAAGTTTTCCATTTTCAATAATGGGAGTGAGTTTCGCATACTTACCATTTCCAATGATTATCAGATCTGGTGGAGAAATATATTCTCTTCCTGAATTATCAATGATGATATCGACAAACCGGCCGTTGTTAATGACAGGTTTGATTTGAGCTTGTTGTCCACCCTCAAATAAAATTTCAGGTTCTCTGTTCAGATTGATAATTTCTGAAGAACCATACTGAGAACCACGATTGGTAATGTCAATAGAATCAATAGAACCTCTGAAGGCAGGTTGTATTTTACATTGGAAGTCTTGACCATTGCGTTCGGTAATTCTAGTTATACCATTAATATTAACAGTAATTGGTTCATAATTGAAAGTGCCATCACCCACTCCTTTAATATCAACATAGACACCATTATTAAATTCAGATTTGGAATCACTGAGACGGAAATTGTCTGAATCAATCTTGATTACAAAGTAATTTGTATTCTCTAAAATCCCTTGCACTGCAGTTGATCCTGAGGTATACTGAATTATTTCACCCGTCTCAAAACCATGATTATCAATCTTGAATGAATCTGTAGCAGTAACTACACCAACAATTAATCTCTTTTTATTCTTATATCCTTCACCAGAATCAGTTACAACAATATTACTTACAATCTTTTTAGTTTTTGCCGAATACAAAGATTGAGTTCCCTGTCCAAATGTATTATTGAAGGTAATCGTATTGATACCTAACTGAGAATCTTTTTCATTAGTGTGGAGGGATATCCTAAAGTTATCAATTACGTTAGCAAAGTAAGTTGTATTAGTGGACAGTCCACCAATAGATCTCATTTCTTTTGAATCATAAACGATTTCCTCGTTCTGTGAAAACTTATGAAATGATGAGAATCCAATAGTATTGTTTCCAATGTTTACATTACCATTGAATTCAGTATTAATATTGACAGAATATGAAATCTCAACCAATGAAGTTTCAGCCTTTGCAGGTCTAATTGGATTGCCACCGGTAATTGATATTGTAGGAGTTTCCAAGAAGTCAAAACCTTGATCTACAATATCAATTCTTTCTAATGAACCTTCAACAGCAACAACACCTGTAGCTCCTATGCCAATATTATCCCTAATAGTAAGTCTAGGTGGGTTGACAACATCATAACCAGAACCACCGGCAGTCACAATTAGATTTTTAATTGGTCCATAGAAGATGGTATCTTCTGACTTATAGTTCAGAAGTTCAACACCATTAAGGAATATTCCATTATAACCTGGAAGAGTTTTGAACTGACCAGCTTCTCTGATTGGTTCAATGATCTTTCTGTAGATCCCTTGTGGTGCAATGGTTTTGTTGTAGAAACTAAAGTAAGTGAAGACGTTATTGTTGACAGATCCACCTAGATTTGCAAATACATTCCTGAATAAATCTGATCTACTTCTTGAAAGTTTGACAGAAGTATTATTAATTTTCTTAATATAGAAAACACCTGATTCTGTTCCCTCAAATTTACTTTCAGTTGTTGTTGTGATGGGGATTCCATCAGCATTAATCGTTGTATTTGTTATTACACCTGGTTGATAATAAACCGCATCACCAGTATAGAAACCATGAGGTAAACCAAAGTTGATTATGTTATCTGTGGCAAAACCACTAAAATTCAGAGTCTTATCATATGGATCAAGACCTAGATCACCATAAGATGGGAGTGAGTTGGTTGCAATCAGTAAATCAGTATTGAAGTTTGAATAAGTATTCTGAACGTTAGCAGTGTACTTTTCAAGGAAACTATACTTTGGAGAGAAAACTTTAAGTAGTTGATTCTCAAAACTATAAACCTTGTTCAGATCAATTGATGAATTTGCCTTTATAGTAAATGATTTCTTACTTCCAATATCAATAATTGAAGCATCGAGATTGCCACCAGTATTGTCACTTAATATTATTTTATATCCTACCTTCAATGTGTGATCGTCGAATGTCGTCACATCATACTTAAGTTCAGAAATGTCAGTAATAATGATGCTGGAGACATCATACCTTGACTTATTGTTGACTAACCAATCAGATCCTCTTATTGACTCATCTTCAATACCAAATGACTTGATATTAATGGTGTCTCTCTTATTGTAGAAACCACTATCCTGAATCTTAAGATCTTTCAGTGTGGAAGTGATCCTTACTCTGACTTCGTTATCAGTACCTAAACCAACATAAGAATGAGAATAATCATCGAGATCTACATCGGTCTTCTCACTGAGTATAGCATTAACTCCACTCACATTTAAGAACTGAGTGACAGACTTTCCTGTGTATACTATCGATACTATATTGCTATCACTATCAAGTATCTCTAACTTTCCTGATTCAGGGAAACTTACAGTAGAGTCAACATCCATGATTGTTGCACCAACTGCAACAGTGTTCAGGAGTTTTGTTTTAGGATTTGGTTTGAACTTACCGTAAGTTGTACCAGTTACATTAACATCTCTATCATATCCAGAGTCAATACTCAGTTGATAGTAGTCACCATCATTATATTGAATTTTACGGACATTGTTGACTGTACCACGAGCTTGTGTTGAATTCTGAAATAATGTAAGGTTTTTGAGTTGCAGTGGATCACCAATATAACTCTTTACAACAATATCTTCTGTTACATTATAGTTTGAGCTAGATGGTTTGAGCAGGAATCTACTTGGGCGAATGATATCAACAGTCTCACCAAATAGAGCCTTAAACAGAATCTTATATGATAAGTCTGTTCCTTTCGACTTATAAAAACTATTACTATTGATAATAAAATTCTTTGGATTCGTCTTCAGTGTTCTATCACCGAACCCAGGGCTTACTTGTGCCTTTAACTTTCTAAAAAACTCCTGAAGAAACAAGACATTCAGGTTTTGAATTATAGCACCTTTCTTGTGATTGGTGGGTGTAGTTTGACTTGAGAAGGATAGTCTGTCTGGTGTATTGGCAGAAGTATGTGAAGTGGTGCCACTAAATCCTCTCTGGCATCCTTCAAAGTTAAGATTAGTCTTTGAATTATATGCAATAATTTCATCATCAATTTTAATCAGTCCATTATTATCAACAAATCCTTCAGTAAAATTACCATCGACACCAGTAACAATTGTATCATCTACACTACTAATATCAACCTGAAGAACGGTAGAAGATTTTAGACCAGTAAGCTGATCAATATTGACATATTTGTCAATATTTTGAAGAAGATCTAATGTCGCACCTTGAGTTTCCTGTGAAACATAATACTGTTCCAGAAACTCTGATAGGAGAGGAAAATCATCTCTGATAAAAGAAGGAAGTTGGCTGGCAACTATATCCTGGAATTTTACTCTATCTACTGACATTATTTTTTATCGTGTGAGTGATCCGTTTGAATAGCTTGAAGTTACTGTATATGATCCACCTGATATATCACTACCTGAGGAAACCTGATCAGGAACCATGTTCACTGTCAAATTTGAGGTATCCATCTGTAGATAGAGATCACGAAGACCAAGAACATCATTAGAGTATGGACAGGATGAAACTTCAATGAGAGAAGTTCCACGAGTTACTTCAGTTGAAATAACATTAAGTGGGTTGAGTTTAATTAATCCTGTTATGTAATCAATCGTTCCAATGTTTCTTTTCAGAATCACTGGTTCAGTTGGTGAATCCAACTTAAACATAAAGATTGTTCCAGTGGTGAGATTTGCATTAGGTGCATCACTCATGTATACTGTTCCAGCTATACCACTTACTGAGAAACCAGAAGTTTTAATGTTAAATCCAAGTTCACTTTTTACATGAATGCGATTACCAAATGTTAGACTATATTCAATAAATTGATTTAGTATAGCCTGTAGGTCTCTCCTCATCTTCACAGTAGTAATATTTGAGGTAATTGAATCATGACTATCGTCAATGATCTTACCAAACTTACTATACTTGAACCTTGCCCCAAACTTATTTAACTGAGTAGAATCAGAGTACTTTATGATATTATTTGTTACTACGTTCCTGACTTGGGAAGGACCAGGTGCTAGGTTTGAATTATAATATACGTTAGTATCGATCTCAATAAACAGATAATTGAGATCGATAATCTCAGTAATGATACCAGCTACCGAATACTTAGCAAGTTCTAGTTTGAGGTTCCTTTTAATTTCCTCAGATAAGAATACACCATTGAATGGTTTAATACTGACAAATACCTTACCATACTGTGGGGGATTCAGTTCTTCACCACCATATGCCGCAACTGATTCTGCTTCAGTATAGATTCTGGGGACAAGTGACTCAAAATCAGTTGATGTTACAGCTCTGTCTTGAGATGCATAGATGTTAGGTGCTAGTTTCTTAATTGACTCAACACTCTCGATCTCATCACCACCAAGAGCCGATTCATTGATTGTGAGACCAGAAACACCACTAGCTAGTGGGCTTCCGTTATTATCTTCTATTCTACCAATAAATGTCAGATTGGAGATACCGTTTGGTGATGATCCACTACATGTCAGATATTGAACTACAACTTGATTTGGTTCTTGTAACTTAGTTCCAAATATACCATCACCAAACAATAATTCATATCTCTCACCTTCTGTTTCTCTTAGGAAGAATAGTGGTGTATCCTTATCTGCATTGATAAGACTAGTATATTGACTATATTTTCTCGATACTGTTGAGTTAGAATTAACCTTTACTGATACTCTAATAGAGTCTGTATCAATACCTGTATTTGGTAAGATGTATTTTTGATTTGGTAATCTTGATTGAACATCATATGTTTGATTCAGGAACGAACCCTCATATACATCAACGTTATCAAATACAGCAAATCCTGTTGAATCTACCGGTACAGTGATATCCTCCATTATACAAAATGTAAATGAAGAATTATTGAACGTGGAACCAGATAGTGCCACAGCCCCAGCTTTCAGTGTTACTGATACAACACTAGTCTTAGTATCACCCGATCCTCTTAGGTCAACCTCAAAGGAGATGTTTGATCTTGACGACTTCCTTGAACGAGGAAGGTAACCAATGTTTCGTGCGATTGATACAACATTCTCTCTTAATGTTGCACTGTCAAGGAACACCTCATTCGATACCATGTTGGCATTGTATGAGGAGATATAACTGTTATATGCTAACGTGTCTATTATTGTCGATAGATTTGATCCCTCAAAATCATAATCCGTAAAGTTGGAATTTGATCTGAGATAATCTTTGATGGATTGTTTAATCTCATCAAAATCGACATTGCTGAAGTTTACTAAGGGCATCTTACCTAGTGGGCTCTAATGCAAATGATAGTGACTGTGGTAGAGCATCAATACCAACAATCTTATAACGAATGACTACATCAAACTCATAATTATCTTCATTAGCAGAAACCTGAACTTCAGTTAAGTTAACTCTAGGTTCGAAGTTTCTTATTGATGTTTCAATTTCGGTTTTGATAGCGTATGATGTTTGATTATCAAAGTTCTCAAACAATAACCGATAAACATTTGAACCCAATTCTGAGTTAAAAGGTCTCTCACCAGGTGCAGTCATAACGAGATTACGAATAGATCTCGCAATTGCATTTTCGTTTCTGAGAGCAACTAGGTCCATATTCAGGGGATTAGCCTGAAATGTAGCACTCACGTCTCGAAAAGCTTTAGTGATCCTTTCTGCTGGCACCTGAACAGATTATATAAGTGTGCTTTATTTAGGTGTGTTCTGACAGGGTTTGTTGTCCACACTTACATACATGATTTGGATCATCACAATCTTCGGACTCAAACAATCCATCTTCGTTTACAATTCTTTTATTTTTAGGTGTAATCTTATCATTTGCTATCTCCCGAAGTAGATTGTCTTCCATCATTATCCTGTGTAGTATTAGTATCTAGTCTTTCTTTAGCAGTCTTCCAAAAATAAGAATCCTGATCACCAAGTCCATCTTTCTCATAACCACACTCTACCTGATAGATTTGAGTGGATACTTTGAAATCTGGCATCTTTGGTTTCTCAGGTGTTAAACTATTATCATAGATACGAGTTCTATTGTTTGGATACAATGCATATTGTCCATTGTCAAGTTCAATCAAGTTATGAGACTTATGTTCAGAAGGGTTCTCTGAACAACTGTAATCAATGATATCAGGATCTTGATGGTAGTTGTCAAGAGTACACACATAAGACCCCTTCATGGTCCCATGGTTCCTTGTATAGACCTCATAGTTCATACTACCAATGAATTGTTTATTAACAGCAACAACACCATAATCCATACAATTCCAAAACTGTAGGTTTTGTAAATTCATATCAGGGTCAGGTGTCTTTGGTTCTGATACAAAGGCACTGATCGGTAGTTTATCATACATTGCCCCATACTCTGGTAAGTATGTCTCAAAGTAAAAGGCTCGACCAGGGATACTCTTAGCAGATACCCATACACCTTTCTCAAACTCCCCATGACCTGACTGGTGGTCTGTTAGATATTCTTTTCGAACCCATACTTCAACAGATGGTAAGTTAGCAATCAAACATGCCATATTAATATCTTCAGTTAATATATCTATACATTAAAAAGGAATCCCGAAGGATTCCCATAATACTATCGACCTTGACCTTTATACCTCTTCTTTGCCTTGTTAGAACTCGTAGACGCATACTTTGTATGTTGGCCTGATCCTTGTCGCGATTTTTTGGGTTGTGTCTCAATAAACACATTACCCATTAGACTCTTCTTAACTTTTGCCATAATGACCTCCTATCAAATAACTCGCATTTTTTCGTGACCCACACGAATACGAGGATCACACCAAATCTCATAACCAGCTTCGATAGCATCTAAACAGAATGAGACATCCTCTCCACACATATCTTGAACAGCTCCTGATTCAAACACCTGCATCTTCGGTGCAAACCATGGATATGTCATCTTCTTATCCTCAAACACACCCTTCTTAATCATCACCCATCCGAAACCTGTGTAATCTACAGTGAAAGGCTTCTTACGATTCTGAATCGAGTCTACCATCTCATGATTCATCACACCACCGTTGTTACGGAAGTCATCCTCTTCTAACCAATGTGCAACTGAGGTAGTCTTCCCGTCTTCTGTGGAATACCAACCAGCAGAGATCGGATGATCTTCTCCTTCAATCTCATTACCTTCTTCATCAATTGCAGAAGCTGGTAGTGCTACATCACACAATTGCCAAAACTTCTCTGTATTGAATACAATGTCACTATCAATCCACAACTGATAGTCATAGTTCAACTTACCATCCCAGGGAATCTGATCTGGTCCACGAAGTACATTGGCACCCAAACACTTACAACGTGCAAAGTTTACCATACTACTATAGTCTTGACTGATCTGAATGGACATACCATTCTGTACCATATCAAAACATAATTGTACGAAGTTCTTCATAAACGTATATGAACATCCTCTTCCAGGTAGACAGAATACAATTGTCTTACCTCTCATCCGAGCCTTGATATCATCAATATCCCACTCAGGTGCTTTTGTCCTTAGAGTTTTGGGCTTTGCTGCCTTCACCGTAAATCCTTTAGCCATAAGTCTTAGTAACTACACTTCAAATTATATCAGAGTATCTAGGGAGAGTCAATAGGAGCTTTCCTCTTCCTCTGGTATTGTTTTCACTACCTCATATGAGAGGTCCTCCTCTTCATACTCAGTTTTCATCAGTCCTACCATTGCTTTCAATGATGTCCAAGTATGGTCGAAGTTTTCTTCACTTATCATCGGAACTACACACTTGTCTCTCAAGTATATGTGATAATAATTTTCAGGGGTAAAATTTTTCATCAACCTCCAATAGGGTTTCGTTTTTATATATGGGAACCCCCTATATGCTGGGCATAGCTGGGAAAAAAAATAGGGGGAATTATTTCGAAAGAGGGTATATACTTTTGTAGGTTAGGGTTAGGTACTTTTTTAGAACGGGGGGGGTCGGATCGGCTTTATACCCGCTACGCCGACCGACGATATCATAAACCGACGAATAATAACGTGTCGATTCACAACATCATCATAACGCATATATCACTGTCTGTCAACTCACCCCAAGAGACTGATATACATCTTCTCGTGTCTCTAAGTATTCATCAAGTTGTTCAGTAGTAGTGAAGTATTCCAACAACATTTGATATTCATCTCTATAATCAATCACTTTCATATCGATGAGATTGTAGAGTGCTTGGGAGAATGCTTCGGTGTGAATCAAGTTGGTTTAAAGTGTCTTACATCTATAGAGCACTTTGCAGGTGAGTAACAATAATATACTGCAATAAAAAAGGGAAAGGACACCACTCCTCTCCCTCAGTTTGTAACACACACCGGGTCTGAGTTTATAGACCTCACCCGTGGTCTGTTTGTAATACTTAGTAAGTGTTCTTAAGTGTATGTAACTGAAGGGGGATTAGACCCCCTTACAGACTCTTATAGGTGTGTCTTAGAAGGTAATCTCCTCAGGGTTGGAAGTGTCATTCTGAATAACATCGAGGATCTGAAGGATTTCATCACCGTTGTTACCTTGAGCCAACAATCCGAGTGCAAGTTCGAGAGTCATAATAAAGAAGAAAGTGTTAGATAGGGGAGGTTTGGTCTAGGTCTTACGCTGAATACTGTGCTGCCTAGTTGTTACTTAGTGTTGGTCAGTAAAGAATGCTTAGGACCTTTCTTTGTCTTGAGAACTGTTACCTTTGGTTTCACTCCTGATTGTTGTAGTTCATCGATGATGTTGATCAGGTTAGTATAACTGGTCATGGTAGGTAATGTCAATTAGTGGTGATCAGTTGTTTTCTAGTAGGTCTTCAATCACTGTGAATACATCATCAGTGATTGTGATTCCTTGTGATTCACAATAGTCAAGACACATTTCCAGATCAGGTGTCATCTCTAGGACGAAACTGTAAAGGTCTGAGAAGACTGATTCTGTGAGGATGGTTTGAGTGTTGTTCATATCCATGGGGCAGTTTGGAGGTGAGTAACATTAATACCTAAGAGACTGTTACAGATAAGGGATCCTGATTTGACAGGATTGGGGGGTTGACATGTTCTCGAAGTCCTGATAGACTACGGCCTAAGATGACAATAAGATCAGACCTTTATCAGATATAAGTCATAATAAGATCAGACGTTTCTCCACAGGTTTATAACACATAACAACACATAATATCAGGGTTTATCCACACTTTCCTTCACTTATTCCACACCCTTGTGGAAAACAATAAAACACGCATATATGTTTTTAAATACCTTTTTTAATATAAAACATGGTATTTAGTATGGTTTTCTAGGGGTTAATTCCATCCCGTACTCTCATCAGGTTCAGGTAAATCATCCTCACTAGTATCATCTAGGAGTTCAGGGTAAGAGTCTTTTACCTCATCAATCAGTTCATTTACAGAATACTTATCAAGGTTATCATTGATAGTATCATATACAAATGTTTCCATAGTTTTGAAATCCATACTATCAATCAGTTCTTTAATGTATTGATCTTGTAGTTCATCTCTGTCGATGATGTTGTCCTTAGTTGTGTTGTTCATAATGTCTTTCATTTGTGAGATTGTTGGAGTCATGATTTAGGGTCAATAAAGTTAGCTAGTCCGTATAAGAAAGATGATATGAATCGTCTTAATCCTGTCCACTTAGATAAACAATAGAATGTGATTATCCATAAGAGTAAACTACACATTAGAACCTTAATCGGATAGAGTTTTCAGGTTGAATAAAGTCTGATGCTGATTGTAGTGAATCAGAGGTGAATTGTCTTGCCTCATTACTATTCCAAAGAAGTGCTCCGATGATAACCAATAGAATGAATTTCATGTGGATTGTGATTAGATTGGATTTAGAACGAGACTTAGTTAGAGTGTTCAATATATCAGGCGAAGAGATAACCGGATTTGAAATCATCAGTCTGATAGATATTCTTTCCGTTAATACATCCAACGAACTTTCTTACATACCAGAGGAAATCCTTCTGAAAGACTCCTTCTCCACTGATACAAAATTCATCACAAAGTGCGTTGAGTCTAGACTTTGTTGTAACTGATTGCCAACCACCATCAAAGATTGACATAGTAGTATCATCAACAACTGCAATTTTGTTACCGTGAAGATATACAATAGAGAGATCATCTCCCACATATTGTACTTCAGTATTACCAGACTTCCAAGACTTATTGTCTTTGATTGCCTGACACATTTGGGATTCGATCTTTCTCATGGTGTTGGTTGGAAGTGTCTTACACCTATAGGGCAGTTTAGAGGTGAGTAACTTTAATTCATTGATGATTCATCTTGTTTGTTGAATTGTTGAGTCATAATATTTCATCATTTTAGTGTCACGTTCTGATAGGAATAACATGTAGCATGTAAGACCTATGAACACAAAGATCATACCTAGAAAATACTGAGTAAAGTTCATTTTGTTTCTGTGGTGTCATAATAACGTATAGTTGAATGAAACTTATCGATTGGATCTTCCTTCATACCTAATACTTGCTCTATCCTATCTTTCACTACTAACATATCTTCTTCCTTATTAATTGTAATCATCTTTACTATCCTTTTCAATTCTTCTGTATTGAACTTAACATAGTGTTGGTCAATATGTTGATTGTAAATGTCACTCATTAGAATACATTGGTCCAT